ATCATCGTTATAAACTCCAAGATTTGGTAAAAATTCTCCTGTGTCAGGATCCGTTTGATCTGTGATCAAAAAGTCTACAAGACCCGTGCCTAGGCCGTTGGCATCAATGACAGCTATTTTACAATGATATTGTTGATATATTCGTTTAATTTTAATCGCTTGCAATCCAAAGTGCTCTTCATCAAAGCTGTAAAGATTTACTATTTCTTTCAAGGGGACACCTGTTCGTGCTGGAGCCACTTTAATAACAATTACTTCACTAGTACAACCATGACGTCCAACGTCTACTCCAAGAACATAATAAGTAGAAGGATTATTGCGTTTATTAGGTTCTTTCTCTGGTAGTTGAAGAGTGCGGCGCTTGTCAATTCTGTCTGGATCAAAGAATGCTCCTTCAACAGCTCCTGCTCACAGACTTTCATATTCTCGTTCAAAACTTGCCTCATTAAATGTACCGTCCATACGAAGGTCAGCGACAAAGTTACGATTGAGTAACCCTTCCATAACAGGAATTCGTCAAGATCCACCAAGAATAATGGCTTTATCAGGATCTACCGCAGATTGACAAAGAATTTGAATTAATTTATCATAACTGAACGTATTTTTATAACCGGCCGTCGTAATATATATCTGACTTTGGTTAAGAGGTTCATCAGGATCGACAAATCCGTTTACTCTTCGTTCAACATTCATTAATGGAAGAATAACTTCATTAAGAATATCTTGATCAATACCAACTACCTCTTCCATTAAACCTGCTTGAAAACGCTGTCCACGAGTTTTCTCGCTTGCCGCAACATTTTCAAGAGAAGAACCATTTTTAAAAGTATAAATAACACTATCTCGTGTTGTACGAGTTTTAGCTTTAATAATACTTGTTTTATTATTAGTGCGGGTATCCCAAATAATTTCGTTAGCAAGCGCCGGAATTAAACGACATAGCTCATCGACCTTTGCCTGAAGAATACTTGCACTTTGCTCTTTACCCCCAGCTACAGTAAATATTCGACAACCAGGGTATAGAATACACTTAATCATTAAACAAAGAACTGCTAAAAATGACTTAGAAAATGCTCGGGGAAATGTACAAAAGGTATATTTATATCTCATGACTGCCCGCAAATAAACTCTTTGATAATAAAAAAAATGAAAAGTATTATCTGGATTTAATGAACACAAATAGTCTACAAAGATATCAGGGTAACAACGTCAAAAAGAAATTAACTCTTCTAATCGTTTTTTATCTTGACGAATACGCTCACGATCAACGGCTTCCCGCACTTGTTTAGATTCATTATATTCTAATAAATCTTTAAGAGCCATTATTATCACCACCAACTTGAGCAAACACCTGTTCAGTTTCAGAAGCAATCATATCATCTAAATTATTAGTTCAAAGTTCAGCTTCTAATTCTCCATCATCTTCCTCTTCTTTAACATAAGCAGATTGAGTTAAGAGGGCATCATAATTTGCATCAGCTTCTTTTTGAGCTTTTTCAGACTCTTCAAGTTTTTGAATATAAGATTCAATAAGGTCACCAAGACCCATTTCATTCTTAACAAGATTACGAGTATAAGCTTGCATATCTTTTAACGTAAAATCAACTTTATCTTCTTTAGCATCAATACCTGGTCTAAATTGGTCAATAAAAGTACCAGGTTCTAATTCTCGTTCAACAGCAGCTACTAATTCCCCAACAGAGTCAATATAAGCTTCTTGTTCTTCTTTGTTTTGAGCTTCTGTAAATTTTGCTGATTTCCGCAATTGATCAAGAACTCCTGCTAAGTTCTTATAAGAAGTAAAATCTTCTATTTCAAGAGCTTTATCCATTTTAATAGATGTGCGGCAAATCTTCTTTAAAGCTTCCTCACGGTCAACATTCATTTCATAAGTACTAGTATACTTATTATAAAGATTTTCCATCTGTACTCATTCTGAAGGAGTAAAAGAAGCACCTCATTTAATAGTAAGATATTTAATATCTTCACTAGTTAAACTATTTTTAATTTGCATTTCATTTTCATCTATTGTAGTAGGCATATAGCTCATCATAGTATCAACTGCGTTTTGTAAAGCAGCTTCTTCTTTTTTTTCTTGCATTTCAGCTATTTGCTGTTGAACTTGATGAAAAGCTTGTTTTTTACTCAACTTTTGCTTAGTTGCTTCATCTCAATCATGATCTTCTGGAGAAGCTTTATCTAAACCAAGCAATATTTTTTCTTTCTTAGTTGCTGTCGCCCCAAGAGGCTCATGATAAGCCATTAAAAGCTGATTGTCACCTGTTAATGTGCGGTACTGTTCAAGTGTTATTTCTCCCGCATCTAACTTAGCTTTAAATTCAGCTTTCTTTTCTTCAGAAACAATATTATCTCTTCCATGAATATTTACCCAATGTTCTGTAGCTGCGTCACTGTCTGCATAACGCCATTTTCTTCAAGGGTTCATGTTTGTTGTGCGGATATAGCGACCAATTACAGATTTGTTAGAAAACGTTCCAGGATTACGAAGATAAGCAGCCTGAGCAACAGATACTCATAAAGGTTCTATATATGGTACATCAAATTCTTTTAAAATTCAATCAAAAGTTGATGGATCATCATTTTTAATATAAGTAGTTAAACAATCTTTACAATAATTAAAACGAGTACCATCTTTCTTTTTAAAGAAATTTGTTTCAGGTATTACTCGTCCACATTTTTGACATGTCATTCTTTCTTTTGTAGCCATTTATTTTTTTCCTCCTTTCTTTTTTCTACACTCTTTACAAATAGAATAATAGCCATCTTTCGATGAATTAGGAGAAAAGAAAAACGAATGTGCAAGGAGAGAACGACCGCATTTCCCGCACGTCTTTCATCTATGCCCCATTGGTTCTTCATAAGTAAAATATCAAAGAAGATAATTTTTCTGAGCTTGTTCTGCTACTAATTTAGGAATTTTTTTAGTTCAAATAGTAGAATAATACTGTTCAGAATGCTCTTCTTGATATTTATCAAAAATCATTTCTTTTATTTCTTTATTTGTATAACCATCTATTTTTCAAATAAGTACATCATAAAAAATAGGATATTTCTTTTCTAAAGCATCATCAACTACTTTTTCTAAATCCAAGAGGTGTCAATGAATGTCAGAGTCTAACATATCTCAAGTTTCTTGTTTTAATTGCTGATAATATTGAAGAAGAAAAGAAATAGAATCTGGTCTAAGTAATGATAATGGTTGGTCACTGTGCGGGATAAGGTCTTTATCAAAATATACTTTTTCTGGAATAGATACATTTGCTAAACCTGAAATCATATTATTAGCTACAGACCGTCCTGATTGACTAGAACCTTTAATCATATAAGCTTGTTTCCAACTATCAATTAAAGCAGTTTTTAATTTTTTCTTGCGGTAACTCGTCGTTGCTTCGTTGTATTGTCGTTCTAATGATGCTATTACATCCATGCATTCCCGCAATCCATGTATATTATCTATATCCTCTTGGGTGATTGGATCTTTATGATCTAAAAGTTGGTCTTTATTATTATTGATAATGTTATAAATTCCATCTTCACCATTTTTTAGTTTATCAATTAATCCTTCATAAGAAATTTGTCTTTTTGTTACTGTTGCATCTCTATTTTTAGTAACAATTGGATATTCTTCTGAACGTTCTTTTGTTGTTTGTTTTTTATCTCCGACATAAAGGAGGTAATCACTAAGATTTTTTAAATCTTGCGGAGATAATTCCTTTTGTTGAGATATGATTGATTCAACTAGAACTTTTCTAGCTGTTTCACTTTTTATATCATGATTTAATTGTATCAATATATATTCACCTCCCTTATATATAATATTATACCCAATTTTATAAAATTTTATACCAAAATTATTCATTTTTGCCCAAAAAATTATTGGCATTTTGAAATAGTGTATGCTATAATATATTTAAAGAAAAAAAGAGAATAATTTTTTATTATATTAATCTTTATTGTTCCATAATAGAGAGGATTTAAATGATTACTATTAACTATGATAATCGAGATAATCGTGATTATATTGTTATTGCAAAAGGTGATGTAGAATCGCCAGATAATGTTCAATATTTTGTTGATATGGATAACGCCGATGGAAATACGAGCGATGGCGCGCATACTTTTAATGAATTATATCATCATAGAACTATACTATTTAGTGTAATTGTTAGAGAATATCATTTCCTTGCTTGGAAAAGTAAAAAACATAGTGATGGTACTATGTATAATGGATATTTTATTGTAGGTATTGACACTCCAAGAGGTCAAGCTACTTATCATTGTAAAATGAAATATTGGGATTTATTTGATT